CTTGCTTGAGCAACCATAACTCGTCGCTCTTCATCAGCGTACATTGCTGATTCCCAGACACTATCTACGTCTGTTCCACTTGAATAACCAACAAATTCTCCGTACCAGCCATGACCATTTTCAGTAACTGTCTCATCAAAATCCCAGTCGCCTCTGGCGATTGCCTTGGCATCAATCTTGATGAAAACTCTGAACTGGTGACCGTAGTCGCTCTTCTCTTTCTTGGCTCCGTAGAGCTCTCCGAAAGCGTCGGTAGTGTTGTACTGCTTGGCAATGTTTGCCTTGGTTCCTAAGTAAATCATGTTGTCCTCCTACATGAGTTTCTTGAGCCCCAGTGTGGGACTCTCATCAGTGTGTTAATTCACAGACTCATTGAGACGAGGAGGAGCGTCGGCACACATGCCGAAACTGAGGTGAGGAAAGCCTCCACCGTCATCAGTCACCAGCTGGATACTTGGCTGGTCTCAACTCTGCTTTGATCCACTGATCACACTCCATGGCGGTTGACACTGACCATCTCGGATACCTACACGCCCTTCCAAATTCCGGCTTTCGCTCACTCTCCTACGGTAGCTACTCAACTAAAGTCCCCTTTCGCTACCTACCCCAGTGTCCTCCGTGTGTTCCACGGCTGAAGCAATTCACCCAGATCGTAGATCTGAATGCTGTCAAGATGACTCCCCCTTTGGGCTAGTGACCCCTGTTGCTGAGGCCCGAATCCTTGACTCCGTTTGCGACCACTTTTCGGTTTTCAGACCCGATGTCTTGTCGCTGTTTCGTTGATAGCTACGCTATAGGTTTTCACAACCTTTCCCAACATCAACACATAAAACCCTTATAAACACAGGCCTTTGTCACAGCGAAGCCTCAACCATACCCTAAACCAGTACTTGAGGGTTGAGGTTCAGGGTTCAATATCCGTACCCCAGCAACACACCCCATTAGCCAGACAAATACTTGAGCTCTCAGGACCGGACGGATGGGATCGGATCTGTCTGGTTCTGGTACCGCTGGGAGCCTGATCGGATCGGATGGCAGGGGGGGGAGGGCCGGATCTGGATCAATGGTCGGACTTGGAGGATCAAGGGGAGGGGGGTCCATAAGTTTCGGACACGGCTCTATAAGGAAACCCTTTACAGAATGTACTTGACAAACTGACACGAGTCAATATCCAGTAATTCCACTGTCATTTTATGTCTAGCTACCAAAACTTCGTTTTGGTGGACCAGTACGGTACAGTTCCGTACTGTTCTTCGTTCGTTTTTTTGCAGAGTACTGATACCGGTTAGGGAAATAACCGGCTTTTGTCACAATGACGGATGTGTCTGAGCATGTTACTTACGGAAGCGCCTTCGGTAGGGTCCCACCCTAGTCCTATACAGAAGCTCTGCTTCTACCGGCGTATTTCATTCCGGCGCTAATCCCCCGTTTTCGCAAGGTTCTCAGATTGTAATAGTATTCTATACTATAGCCCAAGCTGTGTCCACAGTTAGGGTAACATATTGTAATGAATAAAAAATACGAAACATGGTCCAAAGCCCGACGCTTTGAAGCAGCAGTTGCTAAAGTACTAGATGATGGCTGGACACAAACAGAAGCAGCCGAAATCTATGGCGTTTCACGCCAACATCTAAACAAGAAGGTAAAAGATGCTAAGAATGAACGAAGTGAACGAGTTGAGTCCATTAAACAAGAGGCGCCCAAAGCCGGTCCCCTTGACAAACAAGAAAGAAGGGTCGGGACTTTTACTGAGTTTTGCGATACTTATTTTCAAAACTGGATATGCCCTGACTGTGGCGTTCACCACGAAACTCCGGGATTTCATAAGGACATGGCTGAAGCGATTACAGGAGATTACCGCAGGGTTGTAATTAACTGCCCCCCATACCATTCTAAATCTACACTCGTCACGGTATGGCACACTGTATACGACATTTGCCGTAACCCTAACCTAAGAACCCTACTAGTATCTAAGTCCTTGCCCTTTGCAAGGACGTTTATGCACAGCATCACCGAGATGCTAACAAACCCCGAATTATATGGGGATGGGCCTAATCTTATTGATGATTGGGGTCCTTTTAAACCTGAGGGTCAGGCAACTTGGTCTTCTGAGCAGATTTACGTTTCTAATCGTACTGGTGCTGAGAAAGACCCTACTGTTGCTGTTCTGGGTGTAGGTCAGCAAATATATGGTCGTCGTGCCGATATTATTAAATTTGACGACGTTGCCACGCTAGACAATATGAGAAACCCTGACAGGGTAGCTGGTATGCTTGAATGGTTTGATAAAGAAGCTTTGTCTCGTATTGGGCGTTCTGGTAAAGCTATTTGGATTGGGACTCGTGTCCAACCCGGTGATATTTATTCTACGTTAGCCATGAGACAAAATTACAAGGTTTTAAAATACCCATGTATTCATGATGAGACTACAGAGCTTACTTTGTGGCCTGAACATTTCCCGTATGAGCAAGCTCTTATTCACAAGACTGAGATGAGACCTGCCGACTTCCAGCTGATTTATCAGCAGGTTGACATTCCGGGTGCAGGTGCTTCGTTTACTGAGGAAATGATTGATGCTTCTAAAGACACTAGTCGTGTAGCTGGGCATTATGACACTGGTTGGCGTTTGATAGCTGGGCTTGACCCTGCCGGTGGCAATAAAGGTTCTGGGTTTACGGCGTTTACTTTGTTGGGTGTTGACCTTGCTACTCAAAAACGGTATTTAATTGATTCTGTTGCTGTTAAGTCAATGAAAGCCCCTCAGATGAAACAACAGATTTTGGAATGGACTGACAGGTACCCTATTTATGAATGGCGTGTTGAGTCTAATGGTGTTCAATCTCAAATCATTCAATATGATGTTGAGCTTGTGCAAGAACTAGCTAAAAGGGGTGTTCGTGTAGTTCCCCATCAAACACATGGTAATAAATGGGATCCACAGTTTGGTGTGGAGTCTATGGCTCCTTTGATGGAGACTGGTTTGTTTTCTATGCCTTGGGGCAACCAGCCTACGACTACTACATTCCAGCCTATGATTGATGAGCTTATTGCTTTTCCTATGGGAACTGTTTCTGACAGAGTTATGTCTTTGTGGTTTGCTGACCTTGGTGTTCGTGATTTGGTAAAGCGAGCTCATTTGCCCATGTTCCATGAAAGGATGCATGTCCCTAATCGCATTAAGCGCAAGCGACGTGTGGTAGACTTTCATAATCGTGAGGTAAGAGGTATTAGGTTGCAGGATCAACGACCGGGGCATATGTCTCGTGCAGCTAGTGGTTATAGGCGACAGACTGTTGGTAACGCTATGGATCATAGTGCTGTTGAAGAATACAATATAGAAGATGGTCCGCAGCCAATGAACATTGATCCACAAATATGGAGCGAAGAATGAAACACCAAGTACACATTCACCAGCAAAGGTTAAGGAAAGGCCTTCCTGCTATTATTCATAGAACCTATAAGGGTTCTGAGTACCATCAGGAGTTTAAAATTCCTAAAGGGGCTAAGGTGATTCAGCCAGAAAAACCTTTAAGTTGCGGAGCTCGTGCTTGGATTGAGTGGGAAGAATGACAAAAGGAGACACTTGTCGGGTTTTGTCTGAGGAGAAGTATGTTTAAAAAAACCCTCAACAAAAGAGCGTACCGTGATGCTTCAGAGAAACTTAAAGAGAATGAAATGCTTTGTGGCACTATGTCTGGTGACAGGCCTGTGTATTTTTCTATGGCTAAAGATTCAACCGATGGTGAAATTAGAGAGAAAGCTTTTGAAATTCGTGAAGGACGTAAAATGACTAACGTTGAAAAAACATTATTAAGTATTGCTGAAAGGGCTAAGCATGCCTCTTGATACCGACCGCCTTGCTAGTATGTATTCTGCGTGGCGAGCACGCTATGAAGAACGTGATGTCAGAATTGATACGATTGATCGTGTCATTAAAGGCGAGTTTGATGTTTTTGATCCAGACGAAGAGGGCATAGATTCCAAGTCACCTAACCTTATACAGGTTGCTTTAGAGGATACAGCTGAAGCAGCTAGCCTTGTGCCGACTATTCGTGTGCAACCTAGCACTAATTCTAAAGAAGCTCGCAAAATTGCTAAAAAAATGGAACGTGTAGCTGGAAGCTACATGGACGCTAATGGTGTTGATCTTTTAATTCCTCGTGCTGTTATGGATATGGCTGCTTATGGGTTTAGCGTTTGGACGTTAACACCTGATTTTGAACAAAAAATACCTTTAATTGAACGTCGTGACCCTAGGCATTGTTATCCTGAACCGGGTTTTAAACCGGGTGATGAAGTTAAACGGTGCATGTTTGCTCGTGAAGTGTATTATACGCAGCTTCCAGAAGAATATCAGGTAGCTATTGCCGAATTTAGTGGCCAAAGAACAGATATTCAAAATCCTGACGAAAATACTCGTGTTGTTATTGTTGAATACTTTTCTGACGAAGAATACATATTATCTGCTTTGTATCAGGGTTCAACAGAAGGTTTTAACCGTTATGGTTCTAATACAGACATACCTTACCCTGTTGTATTAGAAAAAATTGAGAACGAAACAGGCATTTGTCCTGTAGTTATTGGGTCTCGCATTACCCTTGATGGGGAAACAAGGGGCCAATTTGACCAAGTAGTAGGACTTTTGGAAGCTCATATACGACTTATGGGCCTTGTGCTAGATTTTGCTGATCAATCAGTTTATTCAGACATTTGGGTCCGTGACCTTATAGGCGAAATGCCTTATGGTGGTGGTTCATTTATTGAATTAGGACCATCTGGTGCTATTGGTCGTGTGCCTCCAGCTGTTAGCAGTTTTAACATACAAGCTGATTTAACTAATCTTATGGAAGGAATCCATATAGGTGGCCGTTGGCCTAAAGCTAGACCGGGTGAAGTTGATCAATCTATTGCATCTGCTAAATTTATTGAAGCTTCTGCTGGCATGATGAACACTGCTATTAGAACGTATCATCAAATACTACAAAAGAAACTTGAACGTGTTTTAAGACTAGGTTTTGCTATTGACAAGCAATTCTTCAATACTCATAAGACTGTTTCTGGCATTTTGAGGAATCAGAACTACATAGAAGAATATCAACCTTCTAGGGATATTGATTTAAAACATCGGTTAAGAGTAGAGTATGGTCTTGGTTTAGGCCGTGATCCAGCGCAAAGCGCTGTTTTGCACATTCAATACTCTCAAGCAGAGTTCGTATCTAAGGAATTTGTGCAGGAAAACATTGATGGTTTGACTGATGTTGGTCGTGAAAGGTCACGTTTGGACGTTGAAAAGTTTAGAGGCATGGCTTTAACTAAGCTTTTGCAAGGCCTTGAGATGGGATCTATTCCTGAAGAAGCTCTTATTGAAATGGCTCGTGCTCGTGAAAAAGGTGAAGAATTGTTTGATTTGTATGACCAGTACGTTGTTCAACCTGCAAAAGAAATGCAAGAACAAATGATGGACACTGGTTTGGGTGGCCCACCAATGATGCCGGGTCAACCACCTATGGGTCCAGAAGGAGGTCCTATGGGACCTGAAGGAGCTGCCGGAGGCATGCCACCGCCCCCACCACCATCAGCCCCAGGAGGGGCAGATCTGCTGGCACGCCTTGGCATTCCAGCAGGTCCCGGTGGTGAACTTGGAACGCAGGTGCAAGGATGACAGATATAACAGATGGATACACAAGCGGAGAGTGGGCTCCTTACTGGGACGATAGCGCTAATCTTGGTGAGCGCCCTGATTTAGATGAAGTTATTGAAGCTCAATGTGATTTAGAAAACCCAGAGGTGTGTGAGTCGTGCCAGTAAGCGAAGAAATAGAAAAAACTCCTACAGGAGATACTGCTGTTAATAAACCTGAATCAGGTACATATGGTGAAAAAGCTGAATTAAATCAGTTAAAACAAAGTCTTCCTCCTATGGATGGTCAAGGTCAGCAACCTCAAGGCCCTGCGCCTATGGGCGAAAGAGGTGGTTCAACACCTGCTCGTCCTGCTGGTCGTCCTGTTAAAGGACCTTCTGATCTTCCTTCTGGAATTATGCAACCATCTGAAGGGAATGCCAATAGGCCCCTTAGTGCTGCCCCTACTACTCCGGTAAAGCACGCACAAGCTGATCAACAAAGGTTAGCTGTCCTTGATGCTTTATCTACACACCCTAGCGTGTCTCAAGAGACTCGTGATTGGGCTGAAGCTGTAAAGGAATACGTCATTAATGGAAGACGCTGAGTACACGTTACTTGAAGATCAAAGACAAAAAGACAGAGAAGAGCGTGCACTTGCGCTAGAACAAAATCCTCCTCAAAACGGTGGGCAAGGTTTTAGTGTTTTAGATCCGATCAAACAAAAAGGATTGTCTGGTGTAGATGATGTTTTGTTTGGCTTAGTTCCCGGTGCTGCTGTGGGCGCTCAAGCAAGAACTAATCAAACTGATCAAATGTCTGTCCCTGACATGTTTAGAACTTTGGCAACTGTTGGAAAAGAAACAGCTTATTACACTCCCATATTGGGAGATGTTATGGGCATCGGTCCTTCTTATGCGTCTATAACTCAAGGAACTGATTTTTTAACAAAAACTTTAGGAGCGTTAGGTTTTCTTGGTTTTGCCGATGTGGGTGTTGTCGGCGCTGTAGCTGTAGCTGGAACTGGAACTTTTGCTGCAAGGCAAGCTTCCATGGGTAGAGAACAAAGTTCTTTGTCTCCGCACTATCATTCTACACAAGGTCCTAAAAGGAAAATAGATACATTCCCTACATGGATTACGCAAAGATTAGATGGCATTCCATTAATAGTTGGTTCTGGTAAACAAAACATGTTAACCGAATTAGCTGGTGCTCCTGATACGGCAACTAAACGTTATACAATGTTTGCTCTTTTAAACGGCGAATCTCAAGCAATTCAAAGAGCTTTAATTGATGGCCTTGATATTGAATCTCCTAAGCCAAAAGGGGACGTTGCATCTTTTTACGGTAATTTGGCTGAGACTTTAAGTGGAGGAGAAGTAAGTCCTCATTTAATAAATTTTATTGAAGGCATTAGCGAAACGCTTTGGGGAAGGTCAAAACATTTACACAATCTTGAAGAGATCAGTCCTGAAAATTACAAGGCAGCTTTAACTGCTGCTTTGTTTTCTAAATGGAATTTTATGATGTCTAAAGATGCTTTAATTTTTGAAAGTGGTTTTACAGGCGCAGGTGATGCTTGGCGTAAAATGAAAGAAACTGGTGAGTTTTCTGCTGCTGATCAAGAAGCTTTGCTTCCAGCAATGAAAGCTTTTGCTGAAGTAACTGGAGACATAGGCCATCCAGAGCTTGTTATGCTTAACGATCCAAGGTTGCAAATAGACAACATTAGAATGTTGGAAAACGATGGAATACCTTCAGCAATTATTATGTTAAAGGTAAATCAATTTGAAGCTATAGACCCTTCATCGTTAAGTTCATGGGAGCTTAACAGTAGAATCAGGCTATTGTTTAGAGACAACCCTGAAGCTATGACTCATTTAGCTGCTCAAAATATACTTGATTTTTTCAACGACCATGTAATGCCTAACTGGGAAACTCTTAAAGCTACAGGGTATTTTAAAGATAATGTGCCCGGAATTGATTTTTACCAAATGGCTAAAGAAGATTTAGAAACTTTTGCTATTAATAAGAATTTAGATAAAGATACTGTAGTTGGTGTTGGCGCTTTGCTTTCTGCTACTACTGCTTGGGACGTTAATTTGCACAACACTACTACTTTAGTAGATTGGATTTCTACTCCTGAAGGTAAGAAAGTTATGTTTGGGAAAGACGAAGCAGGAAATTATTTGTTTAGCGCAGACAGAAAAGCTGCTCCAGAAGTTTCGTTGTTGCAAAGAATTAAAGAAGAAGCCTTTGGTGGCACTGATGCTTATATGAGTAGCGATCAAGCTAAAAGCATAAGAAATTTGTTTGAACATGTAGAATCTGGAGGGACTGTAAGGGATTGGTTTGAACAACAAATGATGACCAAAAACGCACTTAAAGTTCCTAACTTTTGGAAAGCTATAGAGTTTAGTGATTATTTAGATATGGAAGCTAGACAACATACTTTGTATCATATCCTTAGTGGAAACATAACGTTAAAAGATATAGGAACTAATATCAATTCTGAAACTGTTGCAGCTAAGGCACTCCGTGAAGCTTTTGATACGTTTCCTTTAACGGTTGATAGACATGCTTTTGCAATAGCAATGGGTTATTCTACAGACATTATGGCTGATTCAGTTGGTGAGGCAGCGTACAGGCCTTTAAAAGCAGCTTACATGGCTGCTTCTGCAGCTATCGGAGAAATTGAAAAAACACAAGTGCCTTCTCGCCGAGGAATGAGTCCTAAGATAATTGGGAAAAGAAAAGATCCTTTCCCTGATGTTCTTGACCCTAACGAATTGCAAGCTCTTACTTGGCTTGCATGGAGAGAGTTAAGAGGCGTTACGAAAAATTACAAAGAAGTTAAAAAAGGAAGGCCTTCTTTGCATGCTACAGGTGTTGGTCCGACACATGTTGAAAATAATAGCATTTTGCAATTTATCGCTGGGCAGTTGCCTGAAGGCGTTCATTTGGGTGGTCCTAAAATAAGTGGTGCAGATCAAAGTGTCCCAATGACGCAATTTGGTGCAAGTGGTAGAGGTGTTGGAGTAGCAACAAAAAAAGGCGTGTTGCAAGCTACTCAAACTGGGCATTCAGAAGCTTTTATTGAAGTTGGGCCTGAAGGTCCTAGGTGGGTTAGTAGAGGAACTGAAAACGCACCTAGCCAATTTCATTACCCTAGCAAGGCAACTAACGACAAAGGTTTGGCAATTTGGATTCCTAAAACTGCAGCTGTTGTAGACGACTCATCTCAAGAATTAAAAAGAATAATGGCTTCTACAGTTGACGCTGAAGGTAATACGGCAATGGTAGGAGGAAGGACGTACACTTCTGAACATATTTTATTTGGTTTAAACGCTGAAGCTCAAGGGCTTTCAGGTGTGCATGCAAAAGGTTTACATGTTCGGATGAGTATTCCAACTCTTAATAAGGGACCTAAAGCTATGGATAATACTTTGGCTACTATTAGAGAACATTTAAACGGAAAATTTGTAGGTGTTGAACCTGAGTTTTTTGTTCAACAACCTCATTTAGGTGAAGCTACAGTTATTAGGCATCCCCACATTACTAATCCTGATGGAAGCCCTGTAGATTTTTATTCTGAAGCTGCGCTTGCAGAATACATTAAGCAACACCCTAATAGAAACCTTGATCCTTTAGACGCAGAAATTTCGCCTGATTTGGTTCAGGAACAAAGAGTGGAATTAGTAATTTCTTTTGACACTCCTGAGGATTTAGCTTTAGGCCATAGTCTTTTGACTGCTCATTTAGCTGGTATGAAAAGCAAATCTTTTGACGGCGTTAATAGTCCTTATGTTTCGGCTGCTACAAGTGCTTACATTGCTAGCCAGAAAAAAACTGCATGGGGCAGAAGACTAAAACTAGGCCATCAAAAATTGTTAAGACACAAGAAACCTAATGGTGAGCCAGATCCTATAATGGTTGATGAAAATGTTATGAACATGATAGCGTCAATTTATGACAAAGAAGCATCTTATTCTAAGGAAGATTTTCTTCAAGGAACTGTTCTTAATTTAAAAAAAGGTAAGAAAACGGTTAAAGCTTGGAGAGCTTTTGAAGAAGAGGTCATTACGCAGTATGCGTATTTGACTGAAACAATGGGGATTGAAGTAGAAATTGTAAATAAAGATCCTTATAAAAGTCCGTTAGAAATGATTACTGACGTAAAAGAAAATAATAGAATTAAAGTGTTGTCTACCGAATCTACTGGCGGCCATCCATGGTTTAGTAATGAAATTAATGACATGTTCCGAGCGTTGCACGATGTGTTTGGCCATGCTTCTGAAGGGCCTAATTTTAGTCGGAATGGTGAATTTGCAGCTGCCGCAAAGCATATGCAAATGTTTTCCAAAGAAGCATTGCCAGCTGTCATGTGGGATCTTATGGGGCAAAACGCTTCTTTAATTAAAAATGGAAAATTCCCTGAACAAAAAATTGGTATTTTATCAAAAGAATTATGGCCTGATTCAAAAATTTGGGGTGATTTTAATCCTTTTGCTGATAAGCCAAATAAGCATCGTGTTATAGACCATGGTCATCAAGAAGACATAGTTGATTACAGCATTATAGCCCCAGATGAACATATGCCTAATGGCGTTGTTAAAGTTTTTGAACATTATTATGTTGACCCTTCAGGCAAGGTTCTTGTACATAATTCTAAGCAAGGTAGCGCAGCTAGAAGGAACCAAAGAACAGTTGGCGTGTTGGGTGGAGACAATGAATTAGAATCGTATCTTTCCGGCAGGACCGGAATGTATGAAGCTGGTGACCCTACTCATCCAGAAATAAAAAGCAAACCAGCAGGCATGAAACAAAGAGCTGGAGGTAAAGGTCAAGAAGCTTTTGAAGCTATTGAAGCTGGGAACACGCAATACTTTGGGCATCCTGAACCTCATGGTCATGGCATTCCTGTAAGAATGGTTCCTATTGAAGCCTTAGAAGAATTAGGAGATTGGTCTTGGAACGTATCAAGAAGAACCGACGCTGAAGAAACAAAGCTAGCTGAGAGTATTAGAGTTGATGGTTTTGGAACACCTATACAAATAATGGCAGGTTTTTCAGACGACGGTCAACAGTTGTTTATTATTGCAGCTCAAGGCAATCATAGATTGGCTGCTGCTAGGGCTGCAGGGGTAACTCATGTTCCTGTTATAGGTAGATGGGATGAAACTTCATCTCTTCCAAGTCTAGGTGGGACTGCAGGAGTAGCAGGCGAATCAGGACCTGTCCAAATACAACGATCGCCAGACATAATAGAGTCATTAAGAACTCAATCTGAAGAAGATCTTAAAACAACAGTTAAAAATCAACACACTAAATCAGAAATGAAAAGAAAAATTCGAGATTCAAATGCTTCGCCTATTCAATTAAAAATTACTAAAAACAAAAAAGAAGTTTTTGATGCAGGGTTGTTGTTTGATTACGAAGATGGATCTTCTGTAAAAACCATTCTTCAAGATAAAGATTTAGAAAACATTGTTTGGGATCAAAGCTTTATACAACCGGGTAATCCTACTTGGCTTCCTACTTACGGCATTGAAGAAGGGCCTTATGGTAAGACGTGGGCTGGTAAAATTCAAATAGCTGAAGACCCTGACGCTAAAGTTTTGACTGCTTCTAGACATGATGTTGCCGCTCCGGCACACATTTTTGGGGTAAAGTTAGAAGGAGAAATTAGGAAATCGGGTCCTAATCAGGGCACGCCCAAAGAAGTTACGGTAAAAAAAGTTGTGATGTATGTTCCCGAAAATCCTAATGAAATGCCAGTGATTAAATACAACGTTGATCAAATAGACGGTTACGACATTAGCCGTCAAGTTATTTTGCAACAATCAGAAGCAAAGAAAGCGGTAAAGGGCAAAATTGTTGATGCTAAACCTGTTAATGCTCCTGCCGGTAAACCTAACATTGTCATTAGGCCTTTATCTACAAGGGGTCAAGATAAAAGAACTAAAGCAGGTAAGGACGTTCCTATAGGTTTAGTTACTACAGCTCATGAAATTTTGAAAGATTCAGGTTTACTTTTTCAAGAAATAGCTGTTAGAGGAGCTGATTGATGGATCCTGTACAGATAGATAAAAACCTTAGAGCTATTAAAGCTATTGAAAGTTCTTGGAGTAGGCCACAACTTCCAGATATGGTTTCTTTAGATTTAGCTGCTATGTCAGGACTTAACGAATCACAATTAACTTCGTTTCTTTGGGGTGTTAACTCTGATATGCGAAGAGTAGAAACAAAACCTACACCTACTTTAGATCTTACTTCTGGTGTTGACCTAATGAGTAACGTTACTCCTGTAGGTGAAAACCAGAGTGAAGGTAAAACTGGGCCTAGTGAATGGAATGTTTTTTGGTCTGATGTAGCTAGCTTGGGTCCTGCTTCAACTATTGATCGTGATGCTGTTTTGAATTGGAAACGTCAAGCTATGTCAAGAGGTCAGATACCTTTAAACACTGATGTTGACGGTAACTACATTGTTGACAATAGGTGGGGCCCTGAGTTTCAATCAGTTTGGAATGAACAAACTCAAGACCATTATGAGAGTGGCTTTAGAGGCAACAAGTATGGTGCGATGTCTTTAGAGTCTATCGCTGATCATATGGCTGAATGGCTTTCTCCTACTGGGCTTTTTAAAGCTGCTGTTGCTTTAGATTTTTTGCCTGATTTTAAAGAAATAGGAAGAGAAACTACTTGGAATCCTAAAACTTGGATTAACGCTGTTGACGATCTTGTTATTCCAGTGGTCAACGTTGGCCTTATGCTTACAGGTGTTGGTGAAGTGATGCTTGTAGCTAAAGGTTTACATTTAGGTTACAAGGGAACAAAAGCAGGTCAAGCTGCAGTCAAAGGCGTGCAAGCTTACAACAAATTTAATGGTGCTCTTACGTCTACTAGAGTTGGAAAACTTGCTAATAGGGTCGGTGGCTTTGGTACAAATTACGGCAAGTATGGTTGGACTGACGATGCAGCCAGAATGGCTGCTCAAGCTTCTCAAAAACCCGGTTATATTGGTACAAAATTAGCTAATTCTAATAAGTCTAGTTTGCAACAAATGGGCCAAATGAGTAAATGGTGGAGAGAAACTAACGTTGCTGGTATGGGTAAAGCTATGACCCAGCAAGGAATGAGATTAGGTTTGGCAGGAAGAACTCAAGGGCTTTTGGGTTACGACGATCAAGGAGCTCTTGGTCTGGACTTTATACCGGGGGTTGATTCTGCTTCTAACTTTATGTACGACTCTATCGTTCCGTCAATAATGTTTGAATCAATGTTTACGCCTGTTAACTTGCTTGCTGCAGGGTCATTAAAAGCTCTTGGCCCAGCTAATCAATTACGAAACTGGAGCAACGTAGCTCGTGAAGCTAACTTGTCAGAAGACCTTCATGAAGGTATCCAAAGTTCTTTAGATTTGCAAATCCTTAAAGGAATAGCTAATGGAGATAACGTAGATGATTTGATTAAAGCTCAAAAAGTTTTTAAACAAAACACTAAGAAACATGGCAAAGCCAAAGCTTCTATGTTTCAACTTTTTGATGAATGGGATGACATTACACAACCTGTCCCTCAATTAGTAGAAGAACAAATGGGACAATTTGTTACTTATTTAGGCACTATGGCTGCTTTGGATCATGCCGCTCTTAACATAAGTCCAGAACTTGGGAAGGTAATTGCTAAAAATTCTAATTACTATGCTGCTCGCAATAATTTAATTAATCAATTACGTTATATAGATCCTGAAGACATAGAACAAGTTATGATAGCCCGTGCTTGGGAAGAGTCTAGCACTCACATGCAATTTGCTAAAAAGTATAAAGAGATGCAAGATCATTTTGCTAATTTGTCAGATGCCGATAGGGCAACTGAAATCACTAATCTTCAAAATTTAATAGAACGTCACAATTTAAACAGACAAGAAGTTTTTAAAAATTTAATGAATAACCATATGGATTCTGGAGTTTTGAAAGAATACATGGCTCGCCATCTTGAAACTTTAGGACCTACATGGAGGTCTTTCCAAGAAGGAATGGATACCGTGCAGGTTGCTCATGCTGCTGGAGATTTGGACAATGCTAGGTTTCTTGTGCCTACAGCTGATGACGGTGCACGATTAATGGACGACGTTATACCTACAGACTCAGATCATATTATGGCAATGAATTTGCAAGAAATCATTTCAGACCCTGAGTATGCAGAGTGGGCAATGAACTCTAAACAATTTAATCCTTTAATGAAAGCTCCTAATAAGGACGGAAGGTTTACTGTTGCTCGTAAGGAAACAATTACTAAACAACAGAAACTTGGCCATGTTGCAGCTGTAAGGCAAGTTTTGCATTTAAAAGACACTATGAGGAATTTTTTAACAAGGCAAGCTGGGGCTTCAAAAGCTTCAGTAAGCCTTATGCCTCCAGAAAGTAAAGCTATAGAAAGCCTTATTTTAGAAGTTAGTGGAGACCTTGCACAGATTGATCTTAAAGCTGTTAACAACGCTCTTAAAAGAGCTATGGGTGATGGAAGAAGAAGAATCCCTAGCACTGATGGAGTTATAACTGTAGCTAAAAGAAGAAAAAGATTAGAACGTGTTGTTAGGTATGCTAAAACAAAAGGCCTTCAAGTTGAAAACGCTGAAGATCTTTTTGTTCAAATGGAAAAACATTTAGATGACATGATTATGGATTTAGACCAATCTATTGATTGGGATTCCAAATGGAATTTAAGTGGCCTTGATGACACAATGCCACAATACGGCACACCTGAAAAAAATCTTGCTAAGAAAGCTAACAAATTAGAAGCTGACGCTAATTTTACTGCTTCTGAAATTGATCCAAGTACTATGCCTGAGAAATTGGTTAACGCTTTAGAAGCCCAAGGGTACAAGCTTGTGCATGGGGTAGAGTTTGCTACTCCTGCAGATCTTAATGATTTCATGGTAGAGTTTAAAGACCTTAAAGAAGCAACAGAGTTTAGTTCTAGCATAGGTTTATCTGGAAGTTCTTTCCAGCGTCATATTGATTCTAGCTTAAGTAAAGCTAATTATTTTCGGGCTTCAGCAGCGAGAAAAATATCTCAACCGTTTAACAGATTTTCTAGAATCCAAGAACGAGGTTTGTATCAAGCTGCTTTGCGTAACTCTTTTCAAAGAAACTTTGCTCATTTGAATAACGGGGCAGGGATAGCGCCTGATCAGTACAACAGAATTGAATCTGTTTTGATGCAAATTGTTAACGACGTTAGCAAAGAATATAGAAAACTTATGTCTGATAAAGCGTTTGGTGCTGGTGCTTTGCAAAGAGGTGCTGCTAACTTAAGGGTTTCTTTTACCCCTCATACAGTTACTGACTTGGTAAGGACTAAGCATCTTCAAAAGATTTTGATTGATGCTTTATCTACTGGAAATTACAAAGTTAAAACTATTTCATTAGGTGGAGAAAAAAGTAAAACTCTTAGAGGTGACGCTTTATCTTTCCTTGGTGAAGCAGGCAGTGATGCTAGGACAATGGCAGCTAACCAGATTTTAGATTCGTTAAAACAAGCTCGTGTTGTTGGCCCTAAATTAAGGGGTCCTATCACGAACTGGATGGATCAAATACAATCTACTCCTCAGTTGACTAACACTATGAGGCTTTTGGGGCAAGTAGAATATGGGCCAGATGGCAAAAGGATATGGGATGGGGCTAACATGTTTGACCCTAAAGTTTTGGCTCCATGGTTAGCTAGGCAATTAGGAATGACTGCAGGTGGAACTGGGGCTGTCATGTTTTCTCCGGGCATGGAGGATTTTGACTTAGGAGATGTCAACCTAAATCACCTAGGTATTGCTGTAGTTGGTGCTGTTACTGGTCGTGCTGTTTCCACAAGGTTACTTGTGGGTTCACAGAACGCTTTTAAAGGTAGAAAATTAGATGCAGTTCTTGGCATAGGTAGTGAAAAAAATAAATACTTTAAAGCAGGTTTGCAAAAAGTAGAACAAGTAGGTCAATGGGACGACATTAAAAGAGGCAACATAAGGGGTGCATTAAATAGGCATGCTATGAGAATTGACCTTGGTCATGGCAAAGGTCATTACAAGGCTTGGTCTTATCTAGGCGATCATTTATCTATGTGGCGTGACTTTGCAAGGTTTACGTTATCTCCTGTGTTTGACGCTTCACGTTACTCTGAAGCAATAGTGCTCGGTCAAATAGCTTCTCCTGAGAATGTTAATTTACGTTTTAACATTTCTCCAAGTACATGGAAAAAATCTCGTGCTAAAGAACTGGCTGCAGCTGCAGGCGTAAAGCCTACAAGAAGATCCGGCAGTAACGTTATGACACCGTATGCCGAGGAAGCTAGTAAAGAGTTTGACATGGTTAGGGCACGTTACAAGAATGCTGCTGCTAATTACCAAGATTATGATTACGATGCTTTGGAAGCTGCTACAGCTAGGTTTTCTCAAGTAGGTATTTTAGGTTTCAATACTTACGAATGGGAAACATCCGTGTTCGCTGACCTTGTTTTAAAACATGGCATGGACGACATAGAGGCCTACAAGGCCGCTAAACACATGTTTACTTATGGTGTTAATCCTAGGTCACCAGCCGAAGTTAACGTTAACGCTATCTTTTTCCCATTCAGCTTTACGAAAAAAACTATAGGGCATGCTGCAAAATTTGCAGGTCAGGACTGGTCTAGGACGGCCATGATACATAATGCTTTGCGTACATATTATACGCTTGACGAAAAGTACAATCTTGATGACATGTACGAAAAGTATTTACCTATGTTTGATAAAGTATCTAGATTGAATTTGTTAGCTAATGGTGTAGCTCTTGGCCAATTTGGTGGTGCTAACAGGCCATTGCTTGATACAGTCCTTAATGTGCCTGTTCTTTCTGAAGGAAGCGTTCAACCGGTTTTAAACAGTCCTGTTATGAATGCGTTCTTGCCACAGGTATTTGACGTAAGTACTCCTAATAGTTTAAATGAAGCTGTGGATTCGTTTGAAAGAATGATTCCTTTAATTAACGATATGAATGATCTTATTGATGATGCAGCTGAACAAAGTTACATGATAACTAGTCCTCATCACATAACTCAAAGAGCTGAAATTGTAGAAGGATCCAAAAAGGTTCAAGCTTTAAAATACGGATGGGAAGACATGCTTCAATCAACGTATGGTGTGAGCTTTGCTCAAATTAACCGAGTTGAGGGAGCAAAAGAAGCTTTTGATTCTGAAATGGAATTAATTTATGATCAATACCCTGCTTATTTTAAAAGCATTCCTGAAGGGGTAGCTGGTGCTGTTCGGAGAGGGCAAGAAGAAAAAGAATTTATAGAAGCTTATGAGCAATCTGGCATTTCTAATAAAAACATGATTGAACAGGGAACTAGGGAACAAAAAATAGGCATGATGCTTATTTTTAATGATGGTGCTTTAGATGCTTATGGGCGTGATCCTATTAATGTAGCTGCAAATGTGCCTGCAGATGTGGTTGATCAAATGAGAGAAGTATTCATTTCTTGGGTAGAAGATGACCCTACACTTTTACCTGCCTACCGTAGATATTTTCAAAGAATATGGGGTCCGATTGAAACAAGAAGGTTATCTAGACAATGAACGAATTAAATGAGCTATGGCTTGAGTATATAACTAAAGGATATATAGCTAGAATTAAAACAGACGAACGTTTAATTGCGTTAACTTCTGACATTATCCCTTTGGTAGCTGAGTCGCTAAGCAGAACGGAGGCAATGCCTGACTCTGGTGAAGAATACTTCAGTGCAATAGGTGCAAAATTGATGGGTGATGAAGATTTGCGAATTGCTGTAGCGGACTTGGTTGACGATTCTGCTTTAAATGAATCTTCAGATGATTTAATGGCCACAGTTCTTACTGAAACTGAAAAATCTGGATTTGCTGCTGGCGATTTTATGAGTTCTCTTAACATGGGATCGCAACGAATTAATTTTTTTGAAGAACCAGACCCAGTAGTAGCAGGCAGAATGGCTGATAATGATGGTGGTTTATATGATCCTCCTGAAGAGGTGACAACTTATGTTGACTTTGATGGGCAAAGACCAAGTTTACCAACGTATGTTGACAAGATAGCGGAAGAGAATAAGTTGCTTATGGTTCCTGAGCTTTTCAGGAATACTCAGCTATATAGGAATTTGCACGAAAAAGGTTGGATTCGTAAAATTAATCCTAAAGAAGAAGAAAAGCTACCTAGTTTTAGTCCTACGGGCTTTGCTGACTCTGAAGAGGAAAGCACCGAAACGCAAGAAGCGTATGACATGGTTCTTGGTCAAGCAGCTGATGCTGACATTTTTGACGCTTATGGTTATTACGTTTTTACAGAACAAGCTGAAAAACAGTTGCCTCAGTTTTTTGAACAATTAGGTATACCATTTGACAGAACAGATGTAAACGCTTATGAAGCTATGAAGGCAGGTTTAGATGTTCTTGCTGATTCACGACGCATAGAAGATCAAGATACTTTAGTAATGGCATTAACTGGCGACGATACTCTTCCTATAAGTCCGGCCAGTTACGAATATCTAACTGAAGGAAGGCAATTTCATGTTAAAGCTGATCAAGTTGACCGGTGGCAACAGCAATCTGGCTTAAGCCAGCATAACATTTTGCGGTTAATAAAAACAATGCACAAAGAGTTAGGCGAAGAAACAGCTCAAGATGCATGGCAAATGATGATGATGGCTTTAGAAGAAAACAATGATTACACTGAAGATGACGTACATATTAATAATCATATCTCTGCTGCTGATGCAAAATTTGCTAAATATATAAGCATGTATGATGATGCTGCAAACACTTACAGAGATGCTGAGGGCAACGTGTACAACGAGCTTGCTTATTTGCATCTTATTGAACCTTCTATAGCTGGCAAGATTTGGAACAACCAACATGATGAATTAACTGTTGGTGAGGTCCGTGCGATACAGGATGCTTACACGACTATGGACACTTTCCATCAGTACAATGGTTTTACTCCGGGTTTTAGTTTTAACAACGAAGGAAGAGCTTTTATAGATAGTCTTACAGCCGGTAGAATGAGCGATGATTACAAATTCGCTCAAGGCTATGATGAAATACCTGATGAATTTAAACAATTTGTTGACCCTGAAGACGTTGAAAAACGAAGAGAAGCTGCACAGGAAAACCTTACAGAGGATTTTTATTCTACGCAGGATCCTACGAAAACAAAAGCTACTGAAAAAGCTTTTGGAGAAATGTATAAACAATGGTTTCTTGATGATCCATCTGACAAAGAGTTAGATAGGTTTATGAGTTGGTGGGCTGGTAAGGAAAACGATTACCGTATAGAGGCAGCGTCTTACAATTATTACAGTGCTGGTGGCACACCTAGTCCTTACCTTGATCCTAACACTGCCGCAGGGGGAGAAATGGAAAATTTAAGGTTGGGCATGGCGCAACAGGATTTCCTTAGGGACGATCCTAGGTACAGTCAACTGTACGGTAGGAAACCTACCGGCATGAGTGAACCAGAATATCAACAAGCTTTTACTAACAGAGCTGTTGCTGATTACGGCACTGAGGGAGAATTGAGGCCTGACTTGATAAAAGCTGGTATGAGTTCTGGGGATCCTAATGTGATTACTAGGGCTGGTATCATATCAGGTGAAGGTTACGACAATTCTCAATACATGAGGAAAATTATGACGTTAAGAAATGCTTTTAGGAGGGAAACATGATAGAAGTTCCCGAACTTGGTGAAGGCGGTACAATAACTAGGGCAACGTTTGCTAGGGCTGTACTAGAACAGATGAGTAGTTTAACTACTCGGAACGCTTTTCCTACTTCTAGAAATAACATTAATACTTTGATGCGTTGGATGCAGGCAGAGTTTTCTGCTGCTAATCAAAGTTCCCATAAGGGTGGCGCTAGGTTTAATCCTATGGCTACTACTTGGGGTCATTCCGGTAATTTTACAGGTCCTAATGGTGTTCACAATCCAACTCATTACAATGATCACAAGGTTCAGCATTACAATACGTTTGAAGATGGGGTCATGGCTACTGCTATGACTTTGCTGCAAGACGGTAATATAAATTACGGTGAGATTCGTGCCATGCTTTCAAGGAATGCTTCTCAGCAAGAGTGGCAATCTGCGATAGCAACTAATCCCCGACTTCAATATGAACTTAATATGTATGGTGGTTTGCTTAACTCTGAAAACAACTATAACTTTGCAGAGCTTGGCACTTACGATACGACTCCTGTTTTTGCTGGCAATTTGGCAGATAGTTATGTTTGGGGCAGGGGCGATAGCAACGGTAATTACAGTAGAATACCTGACGGCTATCAGGCCTACACTGTAGAAGGTCAAACATATCTTGTTTACAAGATGACCCCTGCTGGTAGTACGAACATAGTTTTTGAACATGATCAGTCCATACAAAGAGTAGATGGCAGGTCAATGTCTGCAAGTGCGTGGAATGATTTTTCGTCAGGTTTTGTGACTGGCGGCTCTACTTCATCTGGCATATTTACAGATACTGAGTTAAACACTGGGACTAGATCATGGGATGACATTGTTGAAGGTTTGTTAATGGCCGCAGGCATTTACGGTACTGATGCTTTAGAAAGTGCAGAAGTAATGCAGGTGATAGCTGAGTTTATTGCTCGCCCTGACATGTCTGACGCTGAACTAACTGGGCGTTTGCAACAAACTGACTGGTGGGACCAAACTACAGCAGCTGAACGTGAATGGAATGATCTTTCTACAGCTGACCAAATCAAAACCATTAAAGAAAATGCCCAAACTATTGTAGGTTTGTGGACTGCTTATACTGGTGAACAAATGGATTGGATGAGCTTTGACGCTGACGGCGATGGAACTGTTAGCACGGACGAGCTTGAAACAAGCAACAACGAATTAGCCGAATGGGCTAGAAAGTTATCTACTGGTGAAGTGAACCAGCAAACTATTGTGTTGGAGTGGATACGTCCAGCTGCTCTTGAAATCCCAGACAGTCCTGCTAATAGGATTGTTATTGAGGAAGAGCAAGCTCAAAATGAAAGAAGCTATCAAACGGGTTTAAATAAAAACGAAGTTCAAGAACTTTGGGAGCGTTACGGTATTGACGTTAGTGATGCTGATGCATCACGTTATGCTGATCAAATGTACATGCAGGAAACTTCTATTGTTGATCTTGAAGAAACAGCTAAAGGTTTATCTAATGTCCGTTGGGCTGGTAAACCAGAAGACGTTGATTTTGATACATGGGCAAGTCCTTACAAGACCGCATACTCAAGTCTTCTTGAAACTTCTGAACCTACTTTCAGGGATGAAAGCTTTTCAAGATTTTTAGATGATGGGCTTGGTTCTGAAGGTGGATTTAACATGTATGAATTTAAAAAAGCTTTAAGGCAAGATGCCAGATGGGCTAATACACAAAATGCTAAAGATATGTACGCTCAAAGTATGGGCTCAATAGGTAGAATGATGGGATTTGGTTGATATGTCTACGTTAGTAGCTGACACTATTGCTTCGTATCCTTGGGTTGCTGAACTTGGTTTACAGGAACTCATCTCGGATGGTATTGTTAACGGTGATAGTTTGGAGCAAATTATACAAGACGTTAGGTCAAGTGAGCCTTACAGGCGAAGGTTCCCTGCTATGGATTTTCAAGTGTTTAGCAATGAACGTGAATATCTTAACCGTGTTGAGGACTACAAAACTGTTTTAAGAAGCGCAGGTTTTTATGATCCTAGCACTGACGACCCTCAAGATTATGTTGGGTTTATACAAGGAGGGATAGCTCCAGATGAATTGCAACAAAGGGTAACTACTTACAGGCGACTTGAAGAAGGCAGTCAAGAAATGCGTGACCAGTTTTATATATATGCTGGTATGGACGTAAGCGTTGACGATCTTTTTGAAGCTGTTGTTAATCCTAATTTTGGTCAATCGTTAGTTGAAGAGTATGAAGCTTCGGTTCAGGGTAGTAACCTTGATTATGAAACTTTTATTACGAGAGCTACTGAACGTAATTTAGAAAACGTTGCTACTTTGCTTGAAGGCATGGTAGATGAAGGTCTTACAACTAGAGAGGCTGTAAGCCGTGTTCGTGGTATAGATCCTTCGTTTGCTAGGGAGATTATGGGCGTTATAGCTAACAGTGGCGACGCTGCCCTTGCATACGATGAACTTTCTTACGCTTTTCAGTATGCTTTAATAGGTTCTGCTGCTTCCGAACAGGGACTACAAGCCCCTGATAAAGAGATGGTGGGAAGATTGCAGCAAGCTGGGGTTGATAGGGCTCGTGCAAGACAAGCTTACGGCCAGTTTGCTAGGAATGAAAACGCTATACAGGGCATGGTTCAAAGAGCAACTCAAGGTGAGGTCCAGACTTTTAACCAGACAGACTTTGAAGAAGCAGCTCTTCTGGGCCAGACAGATAAGGTTGATTTGTTGCAAAGGGCTCAAGGTATGGAAGAAGCTTACGCTAGAAGGGGTGGCTTTGCCACCCAGCAAGAGGGCAAGAGGTTCACTCAGAGAGGTAGAACTGGGTATTAAGGGCAATGGTTAAGGTCTGGATAGATCAAGATTTATGCACAGGTGATGGTTTATGCGAAGAAATAGTGCCTGCTATATTCTTTGGCCATAGCGACGGATTGTTTTATGTAAGAGAAGCTGGCACTGATGTGCCTGCTGAGCCCACTCATCAGATGTATCAAACTGTTAATGTCCCAGATGATTTGGTTGAGTCAACTGTTGAGGCTGCTGAGGAATGCCCCGGTGAGTGCATATTCCTTGAAATTTAGTACACACTCTGTGGGGTGCTTATAGATCCTTGTTTTGTTTCCCCCAGCAGGACAAGCGTACAATTATTGGGGCGTAGGAGAAGAGCATGAGTATTTACAGCGAAGACGACGGTCAAGTAGTAGACGAATCGGGCTCAAGCCTCAGGCAAAAGCTTGAGGATACATTAAAAGAAAATAAGGAACTTACTACAAAGTTATCTGGTTACGAGGCAGGTGCTGTCATTAGCGATAACGGATACGACTTAGTTAAGCCAGAAGATCTTGAAAATGTCAAGCCAAGTGAAATGGCCGACAGGGCTAAGGAACTCCATCAGGAGCGACAAACCCAACAGGTTGAATTAGCTAGGCAAATGCTTAGTCGCAAAGGCTTTGAAGGCGAAGAACTTGATAGAGAAGTGGAAGCTTTTCTTGATGTTCCAGCTGGCCCAGATGTAGCAGCCCATGCAAGGGTAAAGGAAACTTCATCGGTAGGCGGTTCTACTGCTCCGGTAAAAGATCCTAGATCTTTGTTTGGTCTTGACTCCATTGAGGCAGGATTAGCTCAAAAGACTAAGTAGTAACTATTAATCCTACAATACAATGAGGTAATTATTATGGCTTCAGGGAGCCTTTCACTCCTTGAGTCTGCCAAGTACGGTAACGATCAGTTAGCTGCTGGGGTTGTTGA